AAAGCCTAACCCTAGCCGATTCTAGTACTGTAGTTACAGCTTTCCTAAGCGCTATTACAGAAAACCTAGATGCTGCCGATACCGCATCTGTATTAGCTAGTTTTTTAAGTTCAATTTCTGAGGATATTCTTTCTGAGGCTGATGCCGAATCGGTTATTGCCACGTTCTCGGTAGCTGTTGTTGAATCAATTTTAGCGGAAACCGATAGCGAATCTGTAATTGCTACTTTTACTGCGGCTATATCCGAAGCTTTAAACATAGCGGATTTAGAGTCAGTTGTATTAGCTTTTAGTGCAGCAATCACAGAATCAACTACCCTAGATAATACCCAGACTGTCCAAGCCGCTTTTGCTGCCGCAGTACAAGAAGCCACAACCTTAACGGAAACCGAAACTGCTGTAGCTACATTTAGGGTTGTTGTCTCAGAGAATTCTACCTTCGCCGATTCCCAGTCTGTTATAGCTAGTTTTGTATCTAGTATTGCCGAGGCGCTAGGAATAGCCGAATCTGAAGTCGTAGTAAAAATCTACAACTCTGCCATCACAGAAGCCTTGAGCGCAGCAGATGCCCAAACAGCCCTAAAAATCTACAATGCCCTAATAGCGGAAAACATCAACCCCGCTGATACAATTACAGTAATTGCCTCATTTAGTAGCCAGATAGCCGAAAATTTGGTATTATTAGACAGCCCATTCCCTCGTGGTTGGTTTAAAATTAATGATGGGCAGGCAGGCAGTTGGGTAGCAGTAAATAACACAGAATCAAGCACTTGGACAAGCATCAATGACGGACAAACAATAGTTTGGGTACCTGTAAATAATAACTACCCATAAGGATAAAGAATGGCATCTTCATACACCACATCGCTTAAGATACAGCAAATAGGCAGCGGCGAACAGTCTAACGTCTGGGGTAGTACCACCAATACAAACTGGACCCTAATTGAGCAGGCGGTGTCTGGCGTACAAACCATCACGATGTCTAATGCCAACTATACCCTGACTAACTTAAATGGTGTATTAGACGAAGCCCGCAATATGGTGCTTGTGGTTTCTGGTACAAACTCAGGGATTTATCAGGTTATTGCCCCGTTAGTTAACAAGATGTATGTGGTTACTAATAGCACTTCTGGCGGGTATGCAATCACTATTGGCGGGTCTACTGGTTCTGTTATTACTGTGCCTAATGGGGTTACAGTACAGGTTTATTGTGATGGCACTAACTTTTATTCTGCCCAAACCGGTTCTGCTGGCAACTTTAACGTAAATGGTAATTTAACTGTAGCGGGTACTTCTAGCTTTACAGGGGCTATGACCGCTGCTGCTATTTCCGCTGCCGCTATTTCTGGCACAATAATTACTGCCTCTTCTCAGTTTACTGGTCCGGGTACTGGGCTTACTGGTACGGCGTCTGCTTTAACTGTGGGTGCTGCTGGTGTTGCTACTACAGCTACTAACGTTGCTAGTGGTGCTGCTAACCAAATCCTATACCAAACTGCATCTAGTACTACTTCATTTTTAACTGCACCAACTTCAGCTAATACCGCCTTGGTTTGGAATGGTTCAGCTTTTGTTTGGGTTGCTGGTACTACCCCATTGGCAAATGGTTGCGTCTACGAAAATGGACAAACAATCACTTCTAACTATACAATGACATCTGGAAATAACGGAGAATCTGCTGGCCCAATTACAGTGGCTACTGGCGTAGTAGTTCAGATTCCTACAGGGTCTAGATGGGTTATTAACTAATGTATTACACATACGCACACTACACTCCGAAAGGAGAAATTTTCTACATCGGAAAGGGTAAAGATGATAGGGCTTTTTCTCGTTCAGATAGAAGCTACAAGTGGCGTGAAGTAGTTAAGAAAGCTAGAGGAATATCCATTGAAATACTAGCAGACTGGAATACTGAAGAAGAAGCGTTTGACCACGAAAAACTATTGGTTGAATGCTTTAAAGATATGGGCGCTAACCTTGTAAACCAAACTGATGGTGGAAAAGGTCCAGAAAATTATATGCAGTCTCCAGAAACCCGTGAAAAAAAGGGTTTGAAAATGCGTGGTTACAAGTACAAAGTAGTCACTTGCCCATCGTGCAATAAATCAGGTGGTGAAACATCGATGAAGCGATGGCATTTTGACAGATGTACTGGAAACAGACCATTTAAGGCTAGGACTACAAAAGATGGGAAAAGACATTTTTTAGGCTATTTTGAGAGCAAAGAAGCTGTTAAAATTGCAATAGATAACTTTTTAAAAGTTTAAGGAAAAATTATGGCTGGCACAATAGTAGCAAATACATTAAATACTGATACTGGGGTTTTTAGTACTAATAATGCTTATACAGGCATTGCAGTAGCTTGGGTATATTTTGGTGGTATTTCTTCGGTAACAATTAATGCTTCATTTAATGTAAGTTCAGTTACTCGAAATGCTACTGGAGATTACACAGTAAACTTTGCTACAGCCTTACCTGATGCTAATTATGCTGTTGCTGGTATGGCTTCAAGAAATACTGCAACTACATCAACCTCATATTTAGGTATGTCTCCATCAACCACACATACAACAACTGCTTTTGAATTTTTTAATTCAAATGATGGTGGAGCATTGGAAGATGCCGCTAGATGTGCAGTAATTGTTCATAGATAAGGATAAATCATGGCAGGAACAATAGTCGCTGATACTTTACAAGATGGTGCTGGTAATAGCACCGCAATGGATAATGCCATTTATGGTAGTGCAAAGGCTTGGGTGCAATTTGATGGATATACAGGAAGTGTTGCAACTGTTCAAGCATCTTATAATATTTCTTCTGTAACAAGAAATAGCACAGGAATTTATACAATTAATTTTACTAATGCTTTTGTTGATACTAATTACAATGTTGTTACTGGATGTTTAGCTAATGATACATCAGGCACTATTTCTACTTTTGTTGTTTATGGAAATAGAACAACTGGGCCAGCAACAAAAACAACTTCTGCAATTCAATTAGCTTCTGGTGCTCCCAATGCAAATACTTTTTGGGATAATAAATCTTTAAGCGCTACTTTTTATAGATAATTTAAGGAAAAATAATGTCACAAGTAATCATTCATGCAAACTCCAATGGTGGAGTATCTGTAACAGTACCAACTGGCGAATTGCCTATTAATGAAGTTTTAACAAAAGACTGCCCAGCAGGTGCAATTATTATTGATGATTCAGTTCTTCCACAAGGTGCTGATTCGTCTTTTTTCGATGCTTGGGAATTGTCAGGCTCTACAGTAACAGTAAACTTTTCAAAAGCACAAGCTATCAAGCTGGCTCAGTTCAATGCTGCTGCTGTTCAAGAAGCCCAAAAGCGCCAATTAAACACTTTGGCTGGTATTGCTAACGAAGTAGCTGATGCTGACTTTACTGCTAAGTTACAAGCTGACCGTGCTGCTATTGCTGCTGCTACAACTACTGCCGAATTAGTGGCTATTTAAGGACATATTATGTCAGTATCTTTATATGGTAGCGGCCAGACAGTAATACAAGTAGTGCAAGCTATTTCGACTACTTCATCTACAACATCTTCTAGCTCTTATGTAACAACTGGATTTTCTGCAACGATTACACCACAAAGCACAAACAGTAAAATTTTAGTAATGGCAGAAATTTCTTATTCAACTGGTTCGGCATCTGGAGCTGGTATGGGTTTTGCCATTTATAGAGGTGCAACTGCAATATGGACTCCAGCGGTAGCCGATGCTAGTGGTGCTTATGGAGCGGCTTATAGCCAAGCAGCAAATGGTAATAGAGGACAAAGCCCACTAATTTATTTAGATTCTCCAGCTACAACTTCTGCCACTACTTATAACATATATTTTGCAATTCGTAATAGTTCTGGAACTTTTAACCCAACAGATGCTGTAAATAATGGTAGCAGTTCTTTAACATTATTAGAAATATCAGGAAGTTAATATGGCAAATTTACATGAAGCAATTCTTGCAATAAATCCAGCTATTGTTACCATTCGTGGCGGTATCGCTTATGATAAAAATGAACAAGTAGTGCAATATGATTCTAGTGCCGCACAAGCTAAATTAGTAGAACTACAAACTGCCGAGGCACAAGCCGAACAAGATGCCATATCTGCAAAGGCTTCTGCACTAGCTAAACTAACTGCACTTGGTTTAACTGCTGATGAAATAAAAGCCCTAATTGGGTAACAGCCCATGCAAGAAGTATTAAAACAACTTCTGACTGGAAAAGACAATAAGACCTACGATTTGGGCAGGGTTACTTGGCTGCTTGGATTTGTTGCTGTTATTTTTATGGCTGGATATGAAGTAATGCATGGCTCGGTTAACCTACGTGAATTAGCAGAAGCGCTTGGTATTGTGTCTGGCGCTAGTGGCGCTAGTGTAATGATGAAATCTAAAACAGAACCGGGTGGGGAATAATGTGGTCCTTAATTACTGCGGGTTTTTCTACATATGCTAATTACATCAAAGTTGGACTGGCTGTCGGTATTTGTGCTGGTATTTTCTTTTGCGGTTTCCATATCGGTAATAGTAGATACGTGGAATACAAGGCGAGAGTTGAAGCCACCGCCAAAGCGCAAGAAGAACACAATCAAGCAGTCGAACAAGAACACCAAATAATTAACCAAGGAATACAAAATGAATACGAAGGTAAGCTTGCTGCTTTGCGCAATTATTATGGCAGGATGCAGCTCAACCCCAGTAGCAGTCCAATGTCCGGCATTTCCCCAACCCCCAAAGGAACTGATGCAGCAACCGCCTACCCAGTACTTGTTGAACAATGTAGTCAATCAACATTAATGCTTGTTGAGTTACAAGAATGGGTTAGACAACAGTCAGAGATAAAGTAATGCAAAAAACATGTAACAAGTGTGGTATAGTAAAACCAACAACAGATTTCCATAAACAAGCTAGATGTTTGTTTGGAGTACGTTCTACGTGTAAAAATTGTGTTAGCCAAAGAAAAGCAAAACATTACCAAGAAAATAAAGAAGGCTATAAAGAGCGCTGGGCTTTATGGAAAGAAAAAACAGATAGAAGTGAATACTATGCTAAATACAGACAAGACAATAAAGAAAAAATAAAAGCCTATGAAATAAGTGTAAGGCATTTGTTTGCTAAAAACAGAGCAATTAGAAGAGCTAGATTGATACAAAGAACCCCTTCTTGGCTTACAGATGGTGATTTATTTGAAATAGAATGCATCTATAAATACTGTAATTCTTTGCGTTCACTTGGATTAAACTACGAAGTAGATCACATTATTCCATTAGCTGGAAAGCTTGTTTCTGGGTTTCATGTACCAACTAATTTGCAAGTTATACCTACTTCTGAAAATAGAAAAAAAGCAAATAAAGTTAATGCACAGGTAGGAATTAAATGAATAGCTCACAACTACAAGCACTCGGTATAGACCAAAAATGGCTTGAACCGCTAAATGAGGCGTTTCAGAAATACGATATTAGTACCCCCGTGCGTCAGGCTTTCTTTGTAGGTCAGTGCGCTCACGAATCAAACAACTTTACTCGTTTAGAAGAGGGGCTTAACTACTCTGCTTCTCGTCTTATGGCTGTTTGGCCTAGCCGTTTCCCAACACTTGACGCAGCCGCTCCTTATGCTAACAACCCAGAAAAGCTAGCCAATAAAGTATATGGCGGCAGGGCCGACCTTGGCAATAAAGAAGATGGGGATGGGTTCAAGTTTCACGGAAGAGGCTGCATACAACTAACTGGGCGTGATTTATATGAGCGATGTGGAGAAGCTATTGGCGCTGACCTTATTAATCAACCACAGCTTTTGGTTGAGCCTCATTATGCTGCTTTGTCGGCGGCGTGGTTTTGGAACAAGAAGGGGCTAAATGCCTTGGCTGATAGCAAAGATTACGATACAATGACTAAGCGTATTAATGGCGGTTTAACTGGACTTGATGACCGCAAAGCTAAAATTGCCAAAGCCATATCCGTATTAGGGTAAACCATGCCATTACAAAAACTACAATTTAGACCCGGTCTTAACCGTGAAGGTACTGACTACAGCAACGAAGGCGGCTGGTATGACGGGGATAAAGTACGTTTTCGTTCAGGCTTTCCAGAAAAAATCGGTGGCTGGCAACAGATTACCAACAGCCAATTTAATGGAGTGTGTCGTTCTTTATGGGTCTGGGCAAGTGGAGATGCTGGTATAGGTAATGTTTATATAGGCTTAGGCACAAATACCAAGTACTATATTTATTACGGCGGTGTCTATAATGACATCACGCCTATTGTTCAAACAGATACGCTAACAAACCCTTTTGGTACTACTTCGGGTTCAGCCACTGTTACTGTAACAGACGGCTCATATAACCCGAATGTAGGCGATTTTGTTTACTTTTCTGGGGCTACGGCTGTAGGTGGATTAACGATTGCTGGGGATTACCAAGTACAGACAGTCACATCTGGAACTACTTACACAATTACAGCCGCATCAAACGCTTCATCTACTGCTACTGGGGGCGGTACAGTTACTGCTCAATATGAGTACCCAACAGGAAATACGGTTTATACAATCGGCACGGGTTGGGGCGCAGGTCCTTGGAGTCGTGGCACTTGGGGGTCTAGCTATTCTGCTGGTATTGGGCAGCAGCTTCGCCTTTGGTCTAATGATAATTATGGTGCTGACCTTGTAATTGCCCCTCGTGGCGGTCCTATTTTCTATTGGCAAAACTCTAATGGGGTGAGTACTCGCGCGCAGTATTTAAGTAGTCTAGCGAATAGTACAACTGCTTTGACAGATAACTCTACTTTTACTAACGGTGTAACTTCTATTACAGTATCTTCAGCGGCAGCCCCAAATATATTCCCATATATGAAAATTACAGGTACTAATCTACCTGCTGGAACTGCCGTAGCTTCTTCATATATTACTGGCTCTACTACTGTACCGATTACAACAACTACTACTGGCGCAAGTTCAGGTACTTATAGTTTTTCTTATGCCGGTTCATATGTTCCCACTGCGACTTACCAAGTAATTACTTCAGCTATCCAAGAGTTTGTGATTGCTTTTGGTGCCAACTCATACATACCTAATAACGCTAGTACTTCTTTTGATCCAATGCTTGTACGATGGTCAGATCAAGGTAATGCGTATCAATGGATACCACAGCTAACTAATCAATCAGGCGAATACTTACTTACAAACGGCTCATATATTATGACTGCCCGTGCAACCCGCCAAGAGATTCTAGTTTGGACTGATTCTTGCTTGTACTCTATGCAGTATTTAGGAGCTCCTTATGTTTGGGGCTTTCAAGTTTTGATGGACAATATATCTATCATCTCGCCTAACGCTGCTGTTACTGTTAATAATGTGACCTACTGGATGGGTCGAGACCGTTTCTATATGTACTCTGGGCGTGTTGAGGTTTTACCTTGCTCACTGCGTCAATACATTTTTGCTGATATTAACCAAGACCAAGCGTACCAAGTTTTTACAGGTGCCAATGAAGCGTTTAATGAGATATGGTGGTTTTATGTAAGCCAATCAAGCAGCAATACAGTTGTGGATAAATACGTTATATATAACTACTTAGACCGCGTTTGGTACTATGGAACTATGGGGCGCACTGCGTGGATACAAACGGGTATCGAGCAATTCCCTATTGCTGCAGATTATAACAGCCGACTTTTAAATCATGAAGTTGGATGCGATGATTTATCAACAACTGCTACTTTACCGATTGATGCTTACGTACAGTCTTCTGATTTTGATATCGGCGATGGGCATAACTTTGGTTTTGTGTGGCGCATATTACCTGACGTAAACTTTAACGGCTCTACCACAAACCAGCCAAGCGTTACAATGACCGTAAAGCCTCGTGAAAACTCTGGTACACCTTATGGGCAAGCGGACAACCCACAGGTTCAATCTGCGCAAAACTATACTACCGTACCGGAATACACTATTCAACAATTTGATGGTCAGGTCTATACACGTCTTCGTGGACGTCAGATGTCTTTTAGGATTGAGTCAACTGGTGTTGGTGTTGCTTGGCAGCTAGGTAGCCCTCGTATTGATATCCGTCCGGATGGTAGAAGATAATGACTATTCCTGCGTATCAAAACTATAATGGCACGCCGTTAATTCCTGCGCCACCTAACTTACTTATTGCCCCGGCAGACTATAGCCAGCAGTATCAAGACCAAATGAACAACGCCCTGCGGCTGTATTTTACGTTGTTAAACAACTTTTCTCAGGCTTTGGCTACCCCAGACTACGGCACTACTACTCAGCGCCCTACGGTAAAGCAGTTAATTGGACAGCAGTTTTTTGATACTACGCTAGGTATTCCTATCTGGTGGGCAGGAACTAAATGGGTAAATGCTTCCGGAGCAACCGTTTAAATGTTAAAATCAGGAAAAAGTAAAGGATAATATATGGCAGGCGGCGGATCAAGCGGTGGTGGTTTTGAAAGCTATTTACCGATAGCTGCGGCTTTGGCCGCTACAGTTATGACTGATGGCGCTGCTGCGCCTATGTTGACTGAAGAACTTGGCGCTACTGGCGCTGCGACTGTTATGGGTGGCGGTATTGGAGCGTTAACCGGTGGTGGTGTAGCAGCCCTGACTGGCCAAGACGTAATGAAAAATGCCCTTATGGGCGGTATTGGTGGCGCTTCCCTTGGTTATGGAGGTCTCTATCAGGGGGCTGGTGACTTAGCGGCTGGTGCTCCTACAGCATTATCAACTTCTGGTGCGGCTGTTTCTCCTACTGTAGCTGCCGCCGATACTACTGGTGTGCAAGCAGGTTCAAATGCATTATTAAATTCTGGGGCTTCATTACCAGTTTCTTCTGGTGTACAGCTTGGAACAGCGACTCCTCAAATGATTAGCCAAGCAGTAGCAAACGGTACAATGACGGCCGAACAAGCAGCTACATATGGCCAAGCTTATACAAATGCTTTTGCGAACGTTCCAGCAAATTCAGTTCTCGGTGCCGCTGGTACTGGTACAGCTGAAATGGGTTTTGGCACTAAAGCTGCTTTAGGTGGTTTAGGTTTGAGCGCTTTAATCGCTCAAGATAATAAGAGATATGGTGGTACAGCAGCCGCAGCTACTCCTTACACTGGTGGCAATCTAGCTAAGTTCCATTATGATCCAGCTAACTACCGCCCTGATGTGGTACAGCCCCCAAACCCCCTATACCAAGCTGACTATAGTGGATATGCACGTCCGCCAGGATATGCCGGCGGTGGTTTACTAGACCCAAATTCTGAGCCTATTGATTTTATGGGCGGTGGTATGTATCCCCAAAGCCAACAAGTAAGTCCAGCTTACGCTACTCCAACACAAATGCCAACTTCGGCGCAACAGACAGCCGCTTTATACGAGCCTAAAACAAATCCACTAACGGGTGAGATGACCGCTAATATGGCTGCAGGCGGTACTGGTAAAGATGCTTTAATAGACTTGATGAATGCGCGCGACGCCATTGATAACTACAAAAGCCAGTACCAGTCAGACCCAACAGCGGTGGCTTCCAAAGCCCAAAGCGGTGACTATAATGCTATGTTGGCTTTGAATAAACTACGCGGCACCCCTAACGCAAACTATGCTGGTGGAGGTATTGCTAATTTGGGAGGTTACTCTGATGGCGGACGTATGCTTAAAGGTCCTGGCGACGGTATGTCTGATAGCATCCCTGCTACTATTAGCGGTAAACAACCAGCGAGGTTGGCTGACAACGAGTTTGTTGTGCCTGCGGATGTTGTCTCTCATCTTGGGAATGGCTCTTCTGACGCTGGTGCTAAAAAACTATACGCTATGATGGACAAAGTAAGAAAGGCCAGAACTGGTAAGTCTAAGCAAGCTCCTGCAATTACAGCTGACAAGTACATGCCAGCATGAGCCTCTTAATTCGCCATGTTCCTATTCAATATGTTAATCAAGCTTGGCCTTTGGTTGAAAAGTATATTGCAGACGCTGTGCAATATGGTGGGGATGATTACACGCTGGATCAAGTCAGAGTTTACCTTGCGTCGGGCCAATGGCTTTTGGTGGTGGCATCAACTGAAGATGGTTCGATTAAAGGAGCGGCCACGATTAGCTTTAGTAATTATCCTAATGATCGTGTGGCTTTTGTTACATTTATTGGTGGTCGGTTAATTTCTAACCAAGAGACTTTTAAGCAATTTAAAGATTTACTAAAGGCTAACGGAGCCACTAAAATACAGGGTGCAGCAAGAGAAGCAATAGCCCGGTTGTGGGGCCGTTATGGATTTGAAGAGCGTTACAGAATTGTAGAGACAAAAATATGAGATATACACTAGATTCAATGTTGCCTGAAAAGGCTTTCTCGCCACGCATGGGTCGTGGTTTTGGTGCTGGTGGTATGACTCTTGAAGGTGGTTCAGGTGGCGGTTCATCTGCGCCAGCTCCAGCTGCTCCTACGCAAACTACTGTTCAAAACACAAACATCCCTGACTATCTGCGACCTTATGCGGAAACGATGCTTGGCGCTACTCAGCAACAGTTATTTAATACACAAACAAATCCTGACACCGGTGAAGTAGATATTACTGGCGTTAAACCGTACGTACCATATAGTTCAAATCCAGCAGACTATGTCGCTGGTTTTTCTCCAATGCAGCAAGCAGCTCAACAGCAAGCTGCCAACTTACAAGTACCGGGTCAGTACGGCGCAGCAACTCAGATGACCGGTATGGCTGGTCTAGGTTCTTTAGGTTTAGCTGGGCAAGAAGCACAAACAGGCAGTAACCTAGCACAAGCATCAACAAACCCAAATGCAGTTGGTTCGTACATGAATCCGTACATCCAGAATGCATTAGCTCCATCAATGCAGCTTTTAAACCAACAATACGGTATGCAAGGTGCTTCTCAACAAGGTGCTGCTACCCAAGCTGGAGCTTTTGGCGGTTCCCGTAATGCATTAATGCAGGGTTTAAATCAACAAAACCAAATGTTGGCACAGAACCAATTGGTAGGAAATGCATATCAAAATGCATATGGCGCTGCGCAAAACCAGATGAATACAGTTTCCGCTCAAGGTTTAGCTGGACAACAAGCCGCTATGCAAGGCCTGGGTCAATACGGTGCTATGGGTAATCAGCTGGCTGGAATTGGTGGTCAACAATTAGGCGCGCAGCAAAATGTTATTGCAACGCAGAGCCAAGCCGGTCAGCAACAGCAAACACAACAACAAAATATTCTTAACCAAGCTATTCAGAATTACGCTACTGCCCAGCAGTACCCAGAACAACAGCTTTCGTTTATGAATTCTATGTTGCGCGGTTTACCGACGCAGCAAACAACTACTGCTACATATCAAGCAGCGCCTAGCACACTAAATCAAGTTACTGGTTTGGGCATTGCAGGACTTGGCGCATACAATGCATTTGGTGGTGGCGCTGCAGCTGGTTCAGATATTAACCTGAAAGAAAATATTGTGTTGTTATGGAAAGCTGACAACGGTTTGGGTATTTATGAATTTGAATACAAACCAGAGTTTAAAGATCACGAGCTGTGCGGCCATGGTAAGTTTATTGGTTATATGGCACAAGAAGTTGAGCAGATTATTCCTGAAGCGGTATTTATTATGGACAACGGATACAAAGCCGTTAATTATGATTTAGTTGGGAGGGCTGCATAATGCTCGGTATGGACCAAATGTATAAGATGGCGCTTGATCCGCGCATCTTCCCTGATCAACGTCTTTTGGCTATTATGCAGGGTAAAGATCAGTCTTTGCCTATGGCCGTTGCAATGGCGGCTAAACAACAACGCGACAAGTTACACCAAGCTGCCCAAGGTCAACAAGCACAACAAGGCGCTAAACAGCCTACAGTTAAAGACCAGATGCTAGCTAAAGATTTACCAGCGGAATACGCAGAGCATGCTGGCTTAGCTGCCCTCCCCGCAGAAAATATGCAAGGCATGGGCGAAGAAAAGATGATGGCTGGTGGTGGTATTGTGGCGTTTGAACAAGGAGGTTTTGGTTTAGATGCGCTGAATGATTTGTCTGAAAAAGATAAAGCAAATGTAAAAAATGCTTGGTTAGACGAAGCCAAGAAAAACCCCCCAGCGCCTTCAACCCCTTCATGGTTGGATAAACTCCCAGCAACACTTGCTGATAGACGGGGTGCTTCGACTGATGCGGCTATTGCACAAGCAAACGCAGATGCAGCCGCTCAAGATAAAGCTGCGGGTGTAGCTACACCTACAGGGCTTACTAACCCAGCAACGATAACCCCGCAGCAACAAGCGGTAATCAACGCGCATAATTCCAACAACCCTATTCAACCAGGTGGGGTAGGTACTCCCCCAGCCGGTCCAGGTAACGCCGCTGCAGCTGCAGCGCAACCACAAGCGGGTATTGGTCAGCCTCCCCAGCGCGTAGATAGCTTTGCGGGTTTAGGGGATACACAAGATGCATTTGATCAAAAAGTAGCTGATGAAAAACGCGCTGCAACTGGTGATTTCTTGATGAATATGGGTCTTAAAATGATGACCACAGTAGGCCCATTAGGAAAAGCAGTTGGTGAAGGTGGTATGGCTGGGTTGCCAAGCCTAGCTGCTAGCCGTAAATCTATTAATGAGCTTGAAAAAAACCGTAACGATTACCGTCTTAATATGGCTAAAGCACAAACTGCTGCCGATGAAGGCGATCAAGATTTGGCCCTTAAATATAAAACTTTGGCCGAGCAGTCTGTATACCATTCAGGTCTTGTAGCTGCTGATATGATTAAATCAAATGCTTATGCAGCTGGTGTTGGTAGTAAATCTGATATTCGCCAAGACAAGTTGAACGAAGCAATCCTTAAAGGGGCTACGGATCTTCATGCTAAAAACATGACAAACCCCCTGTTTGCTACGAAGTTTGCTAAAATGGACCCAACAAGCCAACAACAATATTTTGCAGGTTTACGTAATCAAGCATCAGCTTTAGCTGGGCAAGAAGTAAAAGGCGATTTAGGAAGTGGTTTTTCGATGGAC